ATTTATAAATTTTTAATAAATATGTATCAAAATATTAATCAAATGATATTACTATCTTACCATGATGTTTATTTAGTCCACGTGATGCAGATAAAGATAATTCTTGCCTTTTCTTTCTAATATTTTCTTCAGTTTTATTTTTATGAATTATTTTTATTGAATTATTCATATCATTTTCTATTGCTTTATGATTATCTCTAATATAATCTACTAATAAATTTTCTATTGCCCATCTAAAAAAATTGAGTTGTCCTAATGTTGTTGATATACAATCAGATTCACCATCTTTATCAATGTATTCAAAATTTATTTTATTTCTTCTACAAAATGGATCAAAATTTCTTTTTGAATATGATTTTAATTGAGATTTATATGAATGATAAACATTAAATGAGTTATAATTATAATTATCTTCAGGATTTATTGAATATTCATTATCAATTGATTTATAAATATGATATATAATGTCATTTTTTTTAGAATAATTAGTTACAAACCAATCAATTACTCTTAAAGATATTTTATTATATTTTATATAATCTAAATACTTTTCTAAATTATCATCAACGTAAAATTCTTTTAATTTTTTAAATAATAAACTATTATGAAAACTCATTTATTTATATTTATATAATTACTCTTAAATATTTATATTTATAAGATTTCTAACGCACTTTATTTTTTAATCTTTTTCCACCAATTTTGGGAGGATTATCAACAATATTGACTTTTTTATTTATATCAACTTTAGCATCAACTTTAGCATTAACTTTAGCATCAATCTCTGGATTTTTATTACTAATATACATAACATATCCTAATCCTATAAGTATGCCTATAAACATAATCCATAAGAACCATTTAAGATAGCTTGTTCCCTTTTCACCCCCATTACCACCATTACCGCCATTACCACCATTACCACCACCATTACGACTACCGGTGCTACCAGAACCAGAGCCAGAACCAGAACCAGAACCAGAACCAGAACCAGAACCTCTACGACTACCCGAACCAGAACCAGAACCTCTACGACTACCCGAACCAGTATTTGAACCAGTGCCAGTATTACATTTTTCAGACATATTGGGTTCACATCTAGAACTTATTGAACTACTAGTATTCCATTTACATGCAAATTGTATATCACTATAACCACCCATATAAGAAGATTCACATTTAACTCTATCATCTGTATCAAAACAATGGTCTAGTTTTTTAAAATTATCACAATTAACACCATTTGTATTCTTCCCCGATTCATTCTTTTTTCCCCGTCTATTTCTGGACCCGGCTCCTCTTACCGAACCAGCATTTGTTAAGAATTCAATTTTATTTGTTTTCATATATATATTATATATATATTATATTAAGAATTATAGATTTATATAATAAATACCTTGTAAATAACTATCAGACAAGTCATCTTTCTTTTTAGATTTATTATATAAATCTATAAAATGTTCTTTTTCATCTTTAATCATAATTTCACAATATTTTACTGCTAAAAATTTATTCCTTTTATATGATTCTTTATATTTACATTCAATAGGACTACCAGTATAAACCTTTAATTTATTACGAGCATTAATCATTTCTAAATTACTTATATTTGAATTAATATCACATACACCATTAACTAAAAAATAACTATAAACTAACATTTGTATTGATTTCATTGTTGGATTTTTTAACGATGGTTGATTTTCAACAATAACTTCTTTACATTTTAAAAAATCTGGATATTCTTTTAATTTTTCAACCATATTTTTCCCTACATTTAATATTGAATTCTGTGTTTTAATTTTTTTTAATTTTTTCTTTTCAGGTGGTATATATTGTTTTAATTTTGAATGACCGGTACATAATTTTACTTGTTTATCAAACCATGTAGTTATATATGTTGCTGATTTATCACATAAATTCCCTTTAGTATTATTATGTTCACAGATACAATCACAAGATATATTAATTATACCCCAATCTTCTATTTCTTTATTTTCACTGAGTTGGCAAAAAGCTAAATTCTTTATACCAATATCAAAAGATAAAATACTCATATTAATAATATTATATTAACGATTATTATTCTTAAATAATTAAATTAAAAATTAAATCCACTTGGAATGTTGTTAGCAGATAATGGTGGATTCATACCCGATTGTTTTTGCTCATATGCTTGACTTGGATTTAAGGGTGGTTCATTCATCTGCGAGGTTAAATTTGGGATAGATGTTTCTTGTTCATTATTAGTCTGTTTAACTGGAACCGCATTATCATCAGGAACATTTTTCATAATAGTGGAAACACTACTGAAAACATATGATATTTTGATAATGTATATTATTAATGGTGCAAATAATATAATCCAAGCTAAATTTTCATGATTATATGTACATAATCCGTAAAGTAATACACCTAATATAACAATAAATGATATTTCATACCACATATGCATAGTTAAAATATTATTAACCTTATTATTTTTGAATCTCTGTGAAATATTATAATTATTATATAATGTTACACCAGCAATTATAGCAAAAACCATATATACTACTAAAGGTGAACATTTATCGGTCTTTAATAGCGAATTAACAGAACTACCAATTTCTTTATCCATTTATATTATGGTATATATATTAATTTTCATTTTTTATTAAATAAAAATTACCCCCATTTTTATTTAATCATATGCTAAACGTTCGCCGGATTTTTTAGATGCTTTTCTACGATCACCTTTTTTTAGTAGTTTTTCTTTTCCTACCACCCGTGATACGGGCTGATAAGGGACCAACACTTACTCCGCGTTTTTTGCTTCCTTTCTTTTTACTTTTGCTTTTTTTACCTAATTTAACTCCAGTTCTCCCCATTAAATGATCAGCACCAACTTCAACACCACTTAAACCAACAGAAGCATCTCCTTTTAATAATTTTTTATTACCAACTGAAGCTTTTAATCCCGCTTTAGTTAAAGATCCATCTGCGTTGAAAATTTTTTTATTTCCAATTGAAGCTTTTAATCCTTCCTTAGTTAAAGATCCATCTGCTTTAAAAAATCTATCATCTCCAACACTCCCTTTTAATCCTTTTCTATCTAAAGATGCTGATGCTAAATTTAAAGCATTTACATTTACACCATCAAGACCCAAATTGGCTTGAATATTATGTTTTTTTGTTCCAACTCTAACACCACTATTTTTACCAAGTTTAGCAGCAGCTACACCAACGTCAATTGAAGCACCGACTCCACCTTTTTTGACGGTTTTTTTAGCACCAAATTTACCTTTTTCTGTTTTGTATCCAGCTTTAACTAAACGTTTTTCTTTTTTAGCAGTTCTGTGTTTTTTCGCTGAAACAATTCTACCATTTTTATTTTTCATTAAATCGTTCTTCTTTAAACCACCAGATGTCATCGTCGCATTACCGTGCCATACTTCCGCTCTAGATCCAACTCTTTTTAATTTCATATTATAATATAATGTATATTTTTATTTGGACGTAATCGTTAATTAATTTGATTAATTAATACTTAATTTATTAATAAATCAAAAAACAAATAATGTGTTTTGGAAAATACAAAAAGAAAAATAAAAGACAAAAATATAAAATAAACAAAATTGTCCCTCTTAGAGAAAATAAATCTAATAGGGAAAATTATGACCATCAAAATAATCATAAAGAAGAACATTCAATCGCATCAAATCAAAGGAAAGAATTTCATGAAAAATTTATTAAAGAAATAATCCCTTGTGGTTTTTGTTTACAAAAATTTGACCTTGGATCAAATGAATTGCAAATTAGTTGTGGTGGGTGTGATAAATTCTTTCATTGTCATATAGGTGGTAAATGTCGGGGTGAAAATTGTTCAATTACAATGCCAGATGGTTCAATTGAACATATTAGTTATTGTTTAAATTGTTGCGATTCTTATACAGCAAAAAATGGTTTCTGTATATGTAATAACTGTTCTAAAAAATAACTTAATAATTAATAAAATAATTAATACCACTATAATTAACAATAATCTGTTTTAACTTAAAAAATATTTTTTTTAATTCATCGCATAAAATCATATATTTTTTCTTTTGTAGATAATTATAAACTAACATTATATTTTGAATATATTTTTTTAATATTACTACATTTTCCAATTTATTTTTATCTATTTTATTATTTTTATATATTTCAATTATTTCAGATTTATCTTCAAATAGATCATTTTTGAATATATTTAATATATAAATTTGTTTTATATGAACATTATTTTCTAAAAATAATTCTCTTTCAATTTTAGTTATTTTATTAATAAAAAATATAGCATTATTTTCTTCTCTTAAAACCCACAATAGTTTATTAAATGGTTCTAGTATTTGTTGATTGTTACTTGAATCTATGACATTTCTATTATTGTTAATCATATTTGAATATAATGAATTTGTATTGTATTTATTATTCAATAAACTTAAAATATTGTAATTATTATTTATATTTGTTCTTGAACCATGTATTTCAGGTAATTCTCCTCTCATTATTTCATTATAGTTGATGTTATAAAATATAATATTACCTTTTGTATCATGACCTCTTCTACCAGCACGACCACTCATTTGCAAATAATCGTCTTTTGTAAATACACTGTCATTCATACCAGCAATACATGATGTTAATACTGGACAATCAATACCTAAACAAAGTGTTCTATCAGATATAACTATACCAATCTCTTTATTTGATAATAATTTTTGAACTATCCAATTATATTCATTAGGCATACCCTCAATATAAATACCAATACCTCTTTTTAGTAATTGAAGTAATGGGTGTTCATATTCTAACTTAATACCAAGTGTATTCTGAATATTTCTTCTAATACCTCTAATAGTTTGATCACTCATTGGTTCTTTATGAGTAAAACAATAATCAGGGTGTTTTTTAAATACATTCTGTGAACAAAAATCGGGATTTATTATAAATGAATCATATTCTCTTCTTAAATTATCATATGGTTTTTTATTATTATTATTACCATCTTGTTTAATTAATTTATCTAATAATTGTTCATAATATTCTTGAACAGCCAGTATATATGTAAATTTTTCTGTTTCATTAAATTGTTCAGTTTTACTTTCAATATCTGCAATTGGATCTTTACTTGATTTATTAATTTTAATTTTTGATTTAAATATATCTAATTTTTCTATATATTTTTTATATAAATCATTTTTTTTATTTAAAATATCATAATGATATGGATAATTATATTTTTCAGATTCAATTAATTTAATATGAATTGTATTAAATAAATCAATACAATTAGTTAATTCTGTATTAAATATTAACATTGGAAACATTTTTTTATCTTTAACTGTCTTAATAAAATCAATTATACTATTATTATTATTTTCTGGTTTATATTCAATTTTAAAATTTTTTAAAATATTATTTACATTATTTGAATATTTATCATTTAATGATATTAGCTTTTCTTTTAGAAATATTTCATATTCTTTTGATTGATCCAATGTTAATATTTTACTATTATTAATTTCCGAGAAATAACTATCTGGAGACATTTTACTTATTTTATCAATTAATTCGTCATCTTCATCATCAAATTCTTCTTCAATATTCTCCCATAATACAGCTAAATCTTTAGGAGAAAATGGTAAATTATATTCTAATAATTTATTATTATTAATATCTTCTATATTAATACACGATAGTGGATGTAATTCTACTAATTTATTATTTTTCCATACCCACCTTTGTTGATTAATAAATCTATTTTTATATTCAACTAATTCAATATTTTTATCTGGATTAATACTTTTAAAAATATTGAATAATTTATCAATATTTTTAATTGTTGCTGATAAAGCAATGAATGGACAATTAACCAATTTAATTAGATTCTCGTATATATTACCATCATCATCTTTATTTAATCCATGAATCTCATCAAATACTGCATAATCAAAAGTAATATTCATTTTATATAACATCTTTTCAAATAATTTAGGTGTTCCTAAAAAAATATTAGTTTTATCTGAGAAGGAATTATATTCTAAATTATCCACTAAATAATGAACTTTATAACCCATTTTAATAAAATGAGCCCCAACTTGATATACAACTGGATCCGCTGGACAAATATATGCGATAACATTATGGATTACGGCCGCGCCCATACCAATAAAAGACTTTCCAGAAGATGTTGGTGCTCTAACTAAAACAGATTTACCATTTTTAATATGTTTGAATGTTTTTAATTGCCAATCTTCTAAACGATGTTCTTTTTTTTTCCATATATTTAATGGTGGTAACATATGACCCATTGATTTTAATATATACAATTTTAAATCATATTCATTTAATTTTTTAGATATTTTTTCAATTATTTGTTTATTTTTAATATTTAATGTCTCAATATCAATTAATTCAAAATATAATCCCATTATATTTTCCATATTTTTTTTGCGTAATTTATTATTATTCCATAATTTTTCTAATAATTGACATTTATAATTTATAATCCCATTTTCACTTTTAATATTTTTTAAATTATTATATATATCCTTAATAATTAAATTTTTCATGTAATATTTAATTTTATTCTCATCTTCTTCTTCTAATTTAATTATTCTTTTTTTATCTTGATCAATTCTAATTTTATCTGCCTTTTTAATTATTTTTTTATTTTTTTGTTTTTTATTAATACATTTTTCAATTTTAATATTATCATCTTTAATTGAATCTTCAATTATGTGTTTAACATTAGTATTTAAATTTTCACCTAAATCTCTAATAAATACATTAAAATCATTATTATTTATATTTTGCCAAACTAAGTTTGTCATTATTATTTTATTTTATTACTATATAATAGTGTATTTATGTTTTTAAGTAAATTTTATCTTGAACGACAACCCGTATCGTAGGTTTTAATTGGTCCCTGTTCTACAATATTTATACCTTTATTACTATTATTCCCCTTAGCTGCTTGACAAGCACCAACATTTACAGATCCAAGAGAACTACCATTTCCACCAGGTGTTACAGAACATCTAGATATTGGATCACCATTCTTAACACATAATTCTAAAGAATCATATGCTGTTCTCCCTAAACCTGGATCGGGCCATAATGATTGTCTCTCCCTTGGAAAATCTGCTGAACATTGATCTATTGACCAATTTAACATTTCTTTTTGAGCAGCAAATCCTCTGGCTGTGCTAGCATATGGTGTATCTCTAACACTCATATTACTACATTTTTCACATCTTCTAACTTGTTGATTCGGTCCAGATACATGTTTGCAAAATAATGCTTCTTTTGGTATTATCGGTTGCCCCTCACTATCTATTTTATTAAAACCAATCATATCTCCCCAACCAACAAAGTCTCCCCCTTTTTCACTTCTAAATTGAGCAAAATCACTATATATGTCCCAACAACTCCCACCCGGCTCACATAAATCATTTTTATTTCCATTTCCATTTCCATCGGCTAATGGATCAATAGTTTCTTGTGGTATAGCAATAATTGCTGTTTGGTGTATAGGTTTAAGACTTTTAAGTGATTTTTCTTCTAAACAAAATTTAGATAAATATGCTTCTGCTTTCTCTCGGTCAT